ATAAGACATCTTGGGCTACTTACAGACAAGAACTAAGAGACTTATCTGATTTAGACGCATGGCCTAACCTAGCAGATGATGATTGGCCTGTGGCTCCATGATGGAAAAGGCTGCTATCATAATTGCTATTTCTGTGCAGTTTGGTGGTCTTGTTTGGTATGTCAGCACACTTGATAATAGTGTAGAGGTCAATGCTAGAGAGATAGCTAGACATGAGATCAGTATAAACAAACTAGAAGATACTGCTCAGTCTCAAGCTTTGATGTCAGCTAGAATAGATGAGAATATAAAAGCTATCCGTGAAACATTGGAGAAAATGGCGGCTGAGTAATGGACCCAGTTTCATGTGTAGCTTTGGCAACAGGTGCGTATAAAACGCTTAAGGCTGCTATAAGCACAGGAAAAGATATTCAAGAAATGACTGGAACTTTGTCTCAATGGGGCAAGGCTTTTTCTGACTTTAGTAATTTAGAAGAAAGAGAAAAGAACCCACCGTTCTGGAAGAAAACATTCAAAGGTTCTGATGAAGAAACTGCACTAGAGATTTTTGCAAACAAAAAGAAAATGGAACACATGAGAAGTGAGATAAAAAATCATATCTCATTTACCTACGGACCAAGCGCATGGAAGGAAGTATTACATATAGAGTCGCAGATGCGTAAGAAAAGAAAGCAAGAGTTATACAAAAAGCAAGAGCGTATAGATGCAGCGATTAACTTTGCCATTGGTGCTGTGATCTTTGTTATTAGTGGTGGGATATTGTTTCTTGGCTTTTATGCTCTTGGCAAATGGCAAGGGCGCTGGTGATGTGGGTGTTGCTTTGGTTGCAAGTAATTAGCGGTAATTTTGACCACTACCATGTAGGCAGTTATTCAAGTGAAGAAGCTTGTAAGGTTGCTCAGAAAGAAGCTAAGGTATTGGTAACAAACAATAATTCTAAAGTGGTGTGTATAAAAATTGAACGGTGATATTAAAGGAATGGCGCAACAAATATATTGTGTATGACAAATATGGAAAAGTTGTTATAATTACACGCGATAAAAGGGTAGCGATAAAACACGCGAGGTCGCTGAAATGACAGAGTTTGAGAAAGCAGATATAAACGGTAACGGCGTTATTGAGAAAGCTGAGTGGAACAAACTGGCTTTGGAAGATCGCAGACTTGAGATGATTGACAGAGATTTGAAGCGCAATGCGGAGCGTAGGTTCACTGGGTTTGCTCTTGCCGGGATGTTAATATATCCGTTTATTATTCTTTTAGCTTCTGTTCTTGGTTTTGACAAAGCGGCAAGTCTTATCACAGATATAGCAAGTGTATACGTGATAGCTGCATCAGGTGTGGTTGCTGCGTTTATGGGATTTAATGCGTATGCTGCGAAAGCGGAGCCAAAGAAAGCAAGCATACAAATGGAGGGTGAGTAATGTTACAAAGTTTGATAGGGCCGATAGCTCAATTAGCTGGTAGTTGGCTAGATGCAAAGACTACAAAGCAAGCTGCGGAGGCCAAGCTAAAACTTACGGAGGCAGAAGCAAAGGCAAAGATACTTCTAAGCAAAGAAACCTCTGTTGCTGATTGGGAACGGATCATGGCAGAAAACTCTGCTGGGTCATGGAAGGACGAATTTTTTGTAATTGTCCTAAGTATTCCTATGATTTTATGTTTCATTCCTGGTTTAGAAGGTGTGGTACATCATGGTTTTGAGCAACTCTCTATGGCCCCGGATTGGTATATGTACGCACTTTTAACTGCAATATCAGCCTCATTTGGTTTGCGTGGATTTAAACAATTCTTAGGTAAGAAATAATGACTGATTTAAAAATACCTGTAGCTCTCGTCTTTGCAATGGCTGTGCAGTTAGTTGGTTTAGTATGGTATATTAGTTCTATCGTGCATGATATAGAACACTTGAAGCAAACTGTTTCGGCGCAAGATGAACTTATCCGTTTGATAGATCAGGACGTAAATGATCTGTGGGCTTTCTGTACTTTCACTGAAAACAAGTGGGCAGAAGCTTACACAAGTGATATGGTGTACGAAAGATTATGTGGTACGAAGGAGGTTGTTGGACAATGACTTTTAAACTAGGAAAGCGTAGCCTTGAAAGATTAGAAGGTGTGGACGAGCGCATGGTTGCTGTTGTTAAACACGCAATCGGTGCAACTAAAATAGACTTTGGTGTTATCTGTGGCTTACGAACTATTGAAGAACAGAAAGCTCTCGTAGCAAAAGGCGCAAGTCAGACAATGAAATCAAAGCATATTGATGGTATCGCTGTTGATCTCATGGCCTACATTGGTAGCCGGGCAAGTTGGGAACTAAACTTGTATGACGATATAGCTGATGCAATGGCAGAAGGTGCAAGGGCTTGTGATGTTCCTGTGCGTTGGGGCGCGGCATGGACTGTTCCAAACATAGCGCAGTGGGATGGTACAATGGAAGCTGCAATGAATGATTACGTTGATACACGGCGTGGTCAGGGTCGCAGACCATTTATTGATGGCCCACACTTTGAGCTAATGGTATAAAAATGACATACAGCGCAGGTTTCCCGGTAAGTATTACAGAGGCAATAATTATTGGGTTACTTGTTGTTTTAGTTATAAGAGATTTTATGAAGTAGCTACGTGTTATCAGGATCTGTAGCCATAGCATCAAATCCTTTTTTAATTAAATCTTTGTGCATGTTGTTACATGCGTCAAGCAATGCGGAGTAGGCTTTTATAAAGTCTTCCATTTCTTTGTTGCCAATCATCCATCGATCATGCGGCAATCCTCGCCTAGCTCTTTCTATAATTTTATTAGCTGTCTCAAAATAGTTTGGTATTTCATTCATAGTTTCTTTCCTCCCAATGTAATAATCTGTGACAGTTCGCGCATAACGGTATGCACTTCTCAACCTCTTTGTAAGCTCTGGCATACATGCCCTGATTTACAAACGAGCTAACTTCGCTTTCTTTTTTAGAGCTATCTTTGTGATGAAAGTCTATCAAAGCTGGATGACTAATACCACATTTTTCACATGACAAGCTAGCTTTAAATTCTCTCCATTTCTTTTTATGCTTCTCTCGGTTTCTTCTCGTACCTTCAATGACTTTTTCTTTGTTCCTACGATACCACTTAGCACCGTAAGCTCTCTGATACTCACGTTTCTTCTCCTCGTCTTTCCAAGGCAAGGGTATGTCCTGTTGGCTACATATAGATCGTCCTTGGATTTTATAACATAATAGTGTAACGTATGCATGTAATTATTAAGGAGGGTTTTATGCCTGGACTTTATGAAAATATTCACAAAAAACGTAAGCGTATCGCTGCCGGATCTGGAGAGAAAATGCGTAAGCCCGGTGACCCTGGTGCTCCGACAGCAAAGAACTTTAAGGAAGCAGAAAAGACTGCAAAGAAACCTAAGAAAAAATCTATGATGAATAGGTAGCGCTATGTCTAGACCACCAGAACGTACTGGCAATAGCGGCAGACGTGCAGCGTTCTTACAGCGTATGGGTAAGATGCCGGGGCCGACAAAGACTAAGGACGGCAAGGACACGCCGTTGCTTAAATCATTAAAAGCGTGGGGCGCATCGTCTAAAGAAGAGGCTGTTCGTAAAGGCAAACGTATTTCTATGATGAATAAAAAAAGGAAAAAGAAAAATGCCTGAGAAGTTAGAGCGCAGTTTAATGAACCAGGCTAAGAAAAAAGGTCTTACTGGTAAAGAACGCGACAAGTATGTGTACGGTACTATGACTAAAGTAGCCGGGCCAAAGGGAAGTAAACAAGCAGCGAGGACAGGAAATGTACGGAAAAAAACGTAAGCCTAAAAAGTCTATGATGAACGGTGGTTATGGTAAATGACTGAAGCAGAGCGCATTGAGCAGCTAAAGAAAAAATATTCTATGCTGACAAAACGAATTGATAGATTAGATAGGCGTGTGCCACATGATGCAGAAAGCAAACCCGGCGCATCTTTGATGTCAAGAGGATTTCGTAGGCTAAACAACATGGCATTAGAAGTAGCTCGTATGCTTAA